CGCTTTGGAAACCGGCTGTAAGAAGACGATCAGACTATCGAAACCAAGAGGGAGATCGAGGAAAAGACGAATAAACCGAGTACCAGACACCGTTTCTCACGACGAACAATAAACCCCTGTATCACCCACCCCTTGTTCCATATTCCAGAACATGGAACGGTGCGTCCGCGCCGCCGCCAATCCATCCGAGGTTTGACGGTTTACATATCGAACTTTGAAAATCAAACTTTACTGTGTTAGAACAGTAGATGTAAAATCATAACAGCAACAAAGGAGGCAACGTGAGTGAGCGTGAAGACGCTCCCGCCGACGCTTCCTCTGAGAGTGACAACGCACTCACCCCAAGCAAAGAACTCGGGGAAGCGTTGCAGAAGCAGTTCTACGACCCTCTCGATCATCTCTCTCCCAAAGAACAGAAGTTCGCACTCCAGCAGGTCACCACGACCCTTTCGGCACCGCAGATCGCCAAGCGACTCGGTTTATCACCTTATAAGCGCCGGAAGCTGGAGAAGAATGAACACGTACAGGCGTACATCAAGCAGAACCAGAAGCGCTACGACGACTCGGAAATGGTCGAGACCGCTCGTAGACAGCGCCGGTACATCCGCGAACAAATGTTCTTGGAGCTAATGGATCGCATGCGTGATCCTGAAGCTGCCATCGAAGAAAAATTCGGCGACCGCGACGACATCTCGATCCAAGAGATTGTCAACTACAAGGAGCGGTTCGCACAGGCAGCGAGCTTCAAGGACTTCATGAACATCTGGGACAAGATGGAGAAGCAGTTCCGCCTGGATAGCGGAGAGGCTACGGAGCGTGTCGACGACACGGCCATCGAGAATCAGGCTCGGAAGCGGTTCCGCCGCTTCAAGGCATCTGCGCGCAAGAAGGAATCCCTCAAGGAGAAGGCTCGTAGCGCAGTCAAGGATGGAGAGACGTTCGATGAATTCAAAGAACGCATGAAGGCTCAAGAGGAAGAGGAAGCAGCTGCGGACCAACCCGAATTCGTCCAAGAGGATGAAGGCGGGGAGTGGGAGCAAGAATTCGAGATGGAAGAGTGGGAAATCACCGGAGACTGACATGGCAGAAGATAAAGACACGACGTACGCATATACCGACGAGGGAGTCTACAACGACTGGTTCCCAGACAAGGCCGAAGAGCCTGAGTCTGAGGAAGTCGAAGTCGAAGTCGAAGTCGAAGAGGGCGGACTTGATGAGGTAGAGGTGGTCGAGGAAGACGAAGTAGCCGAAGAGCCGGAGCCCGAGGTGGTCGATGAGTCCGATGAGGATGACGACGATGCACCAGCGGCACCTGTTCGGGCACCGCTTCCGACTTCGACCAATCGTAAGTTCAAACAGATGATGTCGGAGCGAGACCGGCGTTCACGAAAATACCTCGGTAAGAAAGCGAGGTACTGAGGTAGTCAATGGGCGACGATAAAGAGAAGGACATTCTTGGAGCAGGTAAGGACGACTCGTCAGACGAGATTGTTAAACCTGGGTTAATAACCCCCAAGGAAAAAGAGATCATTACGTCCCCCGATGACGACCCGTTTCATAAGTCTATTTATGACGAGGATGCCGAGGCCCCGCTGGGAGTTGTAAAGCGTGACCCTCGGCCAGATGAGATGGAGGACATCCTAGATTTCGTCGGTACAGAAACCGGCCTGATGTATAGTGTCCTCGATTACTCCGTTTTGGATAAGTTCGCGCCTCCGGGTGTCGAATGGGAGTGGGAAGACTATCAGCTGAGGCACCTCGACTGCTCGACCAACTACGTGTCCAACAAGGCGCGTCAGGTCGGTATGTCAGCCTCATTTGCTGCCAAGGCGTTCGCTCGTGGCATCCTGACTCAGGACAGGAACTACACAGCAATCTTCACTTCATACAAGAAGGAAGAGGCTGTGAACAAGGTCAAGTACGTTAAGCAGTTCCTTAGCGCGCTGCCCCTTCAGTTCCAGAAGAAGATTCTGAGAGATCCGCAACAGCTAATCGAATGGGAGAACCGGGACGGAACGAAGTGCAAGATTATCTCGCACGCCCAGCGGCCCATTCGTGGAGCCCACGGTGACATCTTCTTGGACGAACTGGCATTCTACCAGTTTGCCGAGATCATTTACGAATCGGCATTCGCTGCTACCCAGATGATGGGCGGCACTATCGACATCACGTCGACGCCGTTTGGTAAGTTCGGCAAGTTCTATGAGATTGTGGCTAACCCCAAACAGTTCCCTGATTACAGCCGGGACTTGATTTATTGGTGGGATTGCAGCCGCTACCTCAAGCACCCAACTGATGAGTTCCTTGCGTACGCGAGTCAAAAGGCTCGCAAGATGTTCGACGAAGACCCCGAGGCAGTAGAGGAAAGGGTATACGAGTTCGGCAACGAGAAGCTGAAGCGTCTGTACCGTAACTCGAACTCGGTCGAGTCGTTCCGTCAGGAGCTTGAAGGATTCTTCGTAGACGAGCAGGCATCATTTATCAGCCAAGACCTGATTCTGAAGTGCATGTTCCCAACGTCGCTGTCCATCATTGATGACTATGATCCTCAAGAGTCGGACTTCGACATTCCCATCGACAAGGCGTTGGCCGACCAGCGTTGGCCGATTGTAGACAAATATGACGGAATCACCTTCGAAACGTACGATACGCTTGACGAATTATATCTTGCCGTCCAGGACGGGAAGGTGTCTGACAACCTCGTTGGAGGGGCGGATATTGGAACGACACGACATTCGACTGAACTTGTCGTTCTGGAAGAGGTTCAGTTTTCCGATGGAAGGACTGTGCAAGTCGAACGATTCAATCTGAGTAAATCAGGTTGGGGTCTGCCGGATCAGCAAGCCTATTTCAACCGGGTGCTAGAAGATGGATTCCTGCGGAAGCTCCGCATGGACTGCACCGGCATCGGTAAGCAGATGGGTCAGTTCCTCAGCGACCGCTGGGACGAAAACACATTTGAAGCGCTTCACATGGGTGGCTCATCTCAGAAGCAAGAGCGTGAGATGGTCAACCTTCGTTCCCGAATGGAGGAATGGGGGATGGCGATGGCTTACGACAAGCAGAAGATGAGCGACCTCCATTCGATCAAGCGCGTTATTACTCAGAGCAAAAACATTTCCTACCGGGCACCGGAGAAGAAGAGGCACCACGCGGACTTCGCATGGGCGCTCGCCTTCGCTTCGCTCGCTGGAACGGAATTCGGTAAGGAGCCGGTCGACCTATCTTTCAAAGACCTCGACGGAGTTCAGGTCAACATGAAGGAGGCGATGGGAGAGAACAGTGGCTTTGTGGATGACTTCAACAAGAACCACGTTAACACCGGGCCCACCGATTTCGGTAGCTCGCTTAACCTAGGTTTAGACGAGGAATTTGCCATCGAAGAGTTGTCTCCCGGACGGTTCAACAACAAGTGGAATGAATAAGGGTGACGGCATGAAGAGTTACGACAGACAACGAATCTCGCGTATAGCCGACACTGACCCTCATGTAGACCGGGAAGCATTCGATACGTTTCTCGACAGGACGTACTCGTCCCCGGAAGTGAGTCAACAGGAGTCGAGCCGGGACGAAGACACGTTCGAGTTCTCATCGGAGATGTACCAGATCAGAGGGGCCACGGTAAGACCCGGAATGGGCAACGCCTCTCTTGAGCGCTCGGACCTCAGTAACAGGCCGACCGAGGACGGCGAGTATGAGATCTTCACAGACGATCCCATCTCGCTACAGACCTACAAAAAGATGTCGGTCGACCCGGAGATCGCCTTCGGTACCTTCTTACTGAAGGGCTGGATTGGTGGCCTCCCTTACACCGTTGAGTGTCCAGACCCGATGATCAAGGGCGTGGTGGACCACATCCTGAAAGGGCTGTGGAAAGACCTGATCAGAAACATGATGGATGCTCTCAAGATTGGCTTCGCCTTTGGCGAGAAGGTCTGGGAGCGTTCCGAGGTTTCCATCGCAGGCGAAGACGATGATGGTGGCAAGAAGATGTTGTACACTGGTAAGATCGCCAACCTCAAGAAAGTCAAATTTCTCGACCCGTCGCATCAATTCCAGTTCTTCAAGGACAAAACGGATGAGATCGTCAGGGTCCAGCAAAGTCAGCGCTCAGGTGACAAGAGCGTTGAACGTTCCAAGCTAGTCTGGTTCGCACTCGACCAAGAGTATTCGTCGGTGTTCGGCAAGGCTCGTTACAAGAACGTGTACAGCGAGTGGTACTACTCGCAGGTAAATGTCAAATACATGCTTAGCGACCTTCAGAAACGAGGGTCACCCCACTTGGAGCTTCGCTTCCCTCGCGGGAAGTCGAGGCTCGACGGTGAGTTGGTTTCCAACTCAGCCATCGCCAAAAGCATTGCCAAGAAGATGATGGCAGATGGTATCGCGGTTCTTCCGTCTGAGACCTATGACAACGGCGAGCATAAGTGGACCATATCTTACGCCGACACGAAGCAATCAGGTTCTAAGAGCCCCTTCCTTGACTACCTCCGTTACTCGGACAGTAAGAAGATGAAGGGCCTCGGAATCCCACCGTCTGTTGCAGACGCGGAGTCGAACTTCGGCTCAGCGGATGCGGGCGGTGACATGCTAGTGGTTGTCGTCGAGGACATCGTCAACCAGCTTGAGGACTCCATTCAGAAAGACGTAGTTGACCAGATTGTTGAATACAACTTCGGCCCCGAGATGAAATCTCTTGTGGACCTGAAGATTGATAAGTCAGCACTTGGTCGCCGTCGTCTGATGAAGGAAATCTTGAAGGTGATGATTCGATCTGGCAGCAGCATGAACGGCCACACAATCAAGTCGTGGCCCGACCCGACGTCCATGATGGGCGAGTTGGGAATTACAGCTGCACCGTTCGATGAAGTCTTCAGGGAGATGGCTGGCGCTGATAGACAGGCGGGTGAAACCCCTGTCGATGAGGCCGAAGACGATGAAGACTCGAACGACACTGATGGTCGTCGAAACGAGGACGATATGGATCGTGGACGCGAGCGTGATAACGCCGCAGACGATGCAGCAGATTCGTCTTAATCCAGGTTAAATGAACGGGTACACAATGAAAAACAATGAAAATGGAGGCGATAAACACTCGAACGTCTATTCCTTTTCCGATCTGTTTGGGCACGACTTCGGTGAACTCGAAGGCGACGAGCAGGTCTACACGAGTGTGGGCCAACTTCCGAAAGATCCCCAACGAGGGGATCTACACCGGGTAAGGTTCTCGATGTTCCGTACCGGCAAGTGGGAACACCCTTGGTACGGTGAGATCGATTTCGACCGTGAATACCTCAATACGCTCAAGGAAAACTTTGATCGCGGTGTCGTCCCACGTCGAATCGGATTCGACTTGGAGCACACCCGGAATCAAGGAGAGGTAGGAAACGTAGGCTGGATGGAAGCACTGGAGTTGCGAGAGGGTCAAGTGATGACCCCGGCAGGTCCGAAAGAAGTCGTCTTCTTAGACGTCGTAGCTGCTTTCAACAAGCTCGGAACCGAGCTTCTGGTCGACAGACGCTATGCCCACTGTTCTGCCGAGATTCACCCAGACTTCTCGACTAATGAGAAGGTGGGCATCGAGGTGGACGATGGTGATGGCAACAAGGAAAAGACCTCTACGGTCTTCAGCCACGGCCCTACGGTTATTGGCTGCGCCCTTACCAACCGGCCATTCATTCCCTCGCTAGGCGAGGTTATTGAGTTTTCGGCTGACAAAGGGGGCGAAGACGAAGAGCTTTACGATATCACCATGTCGGATGATGACAGTACCGGCATCCGCTTTTTCTCATGTCGCAAGTTTGACGAAGAGGATATCCAATCTTTTGAAGACCCTGTGGAAGACGCTCAGACTTTCAATGAGGGCGACTCGGCAGAGCCGGGGCAGGGGGTCGCTGATGAAGATTCGAGTGAAGAGAACTCACAAGTTGAAGAAAACGAACAACCCAACGAGGGAGACAAGATGAAACTTTCGGAACTGATGAAGAAGGTCAAAGCCTTCAGCACCCCCAGCGAGCAACTTGGCTATCTTCAGGAAGTCAGCTCGAAATTCTCGGGTGATGAGGCTGAGCTTATCCAAGAACTGATTGCGACCAAGCAATACGCGGTCCAACAGGAAGAAGATGCCAAGGCTCAAATTGCCGAGGCAGCCCAGCGCAAGAAGCAGGCTGAAAAGCGTGCTCAAGAGTATCAAGCTAAGGTCACCGACCTCACGGTCGAACTGGCTGATGCGAAGGAAGGTGAATGGGAGCAGCGCGTCCAGAACTTTGGCGCTCAGCTTCGCGATGCCAACCATCACGAGTCGTTGGTGAAGGTCGTGACGACCAAGCTGTCGGCTATCAACTCGGAAACTCGTGCGCAGAAGTTCAGCGTCGTGGGTGATGAGGAAACCAAGGAAGAGAGCCTGCTCGAAATTCTCGAACAGTGCTTCTCGGCCATCCCGGAGAGCGCCCGACTCGATACTTCGACTAACCTCGAAGGCAATCAAGAGTATGAGGTGGACCCGGAAGGTGGCAACGTAAGCCCCGCAGACGCAGGCGAGGCTGACGAGGGTTCGGGCGAAGATGGAAGCGATGAAGACGCACTGCTTCAGAAGCGCATCGAAGCCTACAAAGCCGTCCACGATGGTGCTGAGCCGCAAGAATTCATGATTCCTGCCATCAACGCCGAGACCGGCGCGGTGGACATGGACAAACTGGATCAATAATCGCATGGGTTGCGGCGCAAGCCGTTAACCTGGGTTAAGACATAAAGGAGAAAAGAATGGGACCGTACGAAGGTGAAGTGACGCAACTCGCTGATAACGGGTTGCTCGCAAGTCGTAAGAACGTAATTCCAAAAACCGTCCCCATTGCAGCCAGTGCCCGTCTCGACGGTGAAACTTTGCTGCCCAAGGGAATGGTCATGGCACTTGTGACCGATGATCAAGATGCCGATTATGGACTGTACAAAGAGTTTGATAATTCTGGTGCGTTGGCCAACGGTCAAGAGCAGGAAGACAACATCGTTGTGCTCCAGCACGACGTGAATGTCGTCGAGCTTGCTATTGGTGAGACCAAGACCAAAGCTACCGGCCTGATCGAAGCTGTGCTGAAGCCAGACAAGATCAAGATGACCGCCGGAGCTTCCGTGGATTGGGCCGCACATCCGTCGCTGAGCATCTGGCCGAAGGGATAATTTACACCACGATCTCGCTGATTCCTTACGTTTTCTCAACTCGTGGACACATCTGACACAAAGGAGAAAGTGTTATGGAGAAAGGCGCACCTACTATGAAGTACAGCGAGATCGCCAAACGGCACCCGCTGTTGCGCACCGAGAGCCTCGACGGTGTTCTCACCTACTGGCCTCAAAAGAAGAATTCGTACTTGCTCGGCAAGTACATGCCCATTGTCAACGAGAACACCGACAAGGTGATTGTTGACATGCACAAAGCCAGCCGGGGTGGAATGACTCCGATGGTTCACATGAATGCTGAAACCCCTCTCTACGACCCGAAGTCAGGTCGTGGCCGCAAGGGATTCGAGGCCGCAACCTTCCGTGAGAAGGTTCACCTCGACTCGACGGATCTCTACGATCTTCGTCGAATCGGCACTCGTGAAGATTTCACGCAAGCCCGTACGCTCATGCAGCGTCGGATGCGTGACCTCGAAATTCGACTTGCCAACCGCATGGAGTGGTTGCGTCGGCAAGTCCTGTTTGACGGTGTTGTCACCGCCGAACTCGAAGACGGCACTGAGTTCAGTGTCAAGTACAACCACCCCGACTACCTCGATCCCGTCGCCGGTACCGTGTGGAGCGATCCCACGTCTGAGCCGATCATCGCCCTGAGCGATGCAATCGACGAGTACGAGTTGGACACTGGTCGTGACGTGAAGGACATCATCTTGCCGCACGGCCTGATGAAGCACCTGATCAAGAACGAGCGCTTCCGTGAGCTTGCCTTGCGCAACCTCGGAGTCTTCAAGGGCAGCAAGGCTGAGGTCGAGAGACTGATGGTCGATGTCCTTGGAATTGGTTCGTTCCAGTTCTCGAAAGAGGCTCTGCACTTCCAGACCGATCTGGCCGCTGACGCTGCCAGTGGTGCTGGTGAGCTCACGCTGACTCGCACCGAGCAGATCGAGCCCGGTTCCAAGATCTACGTCGTGTCCGCTAAGGACGACACCCGTGAGAAGTTCGAGGTCGACACCGTCGACCACGACACCGGAGTTGTCACCTTTGCGAATGCTGCGACCGTCCAGCGTACTGGTGGCTTCCATGCCGGTGACCCCGTGAAGTACCTCGTCCGGGTCGTTCCTTCGGATCGCATCCTGATGTTCGGTAACTTCAACGGTCCTCTCAACGATGAGGGTGACCTGCAAGGCGACACCTCGAAGATTGAGGACGTGAACAGCTGGGGCAACATCGTCTCAACTCGTTCCTACTACGCGGACCTTGAGAATCCGCGTCCGGGTCTCTACACCCGTTCCATCGACAACACTGATGGTGACCCGCCTCACATCGAGCACATCTTGGGCATCCGCGCTCTGCCGCGTGTGACCTACAACGAAGCATGGATGACCTTCAAGGTTCTGTAAGCCATGCATAGCTACTAGGTAGAAAGGGGGCTTCGGCCCCCTTTACCTAGGTTAACAACGATTGTTTGGTACCGAGGTTCAAAATGAAAGCGAAAGACATCCAGAAGGTGAAAGTCAATGTAGGCTACCTTCAGGTTCACGAAGCTAACCGGACGCTAAGGATTGGAACGGAAGTTGACAGGGACGAAGAACCGGAACTGTTCGAGCACCTGACCAAGAGCATGGCGAATGTTGGTGAAGAAGATTCCACCATCCTTGTCATCGAGAAGGTTAGCAAGTCAAAGAAGAAGTCGAAAACCAAATCAAAGAAGGGTGACTCCAAGAAGTCAAAGAAGAAGCCAAAGAAGCCAAAGAAGTCCAAGAAGGACAAGAAGTCCAAGAAGGACGAAAAGGCTGAAGACGAGTAAGGGTTGCCCCTTTAAGGGGACAAAATGACTGAGGTGATCACTAAAATTTGGGACGTTGCAATCGATCTATTGGGCTTCTCCCCAGCACTGATGATACCGGTGTTCGCACTGGTTTCACTGCTGGCTTGGGTCATGAAAGTAAGGGAACGTTGGCCGGAATGGAAGGGCTTCGTTCTGGGCGTTCTCTGCATAGTAGTCGGATGCGCCGTTGCAGTTCTAGGAGAGGGGGAGTCGGTTCGGCAGGTTTTACGAGACGGAGTCATCCTTGGTTCGGTCTCAGCCATCACTTACCAGATGATGAAGGGGCTCTTGAAAGGGCTTCGTGAGTTCATCGAGAAGAAGATGGAGATCGCTACCGACCTGGAAATCGACATCGAAGAAGATGAAGTTATGTAAGGAGGGCTAAGATGGATCTGACGTCGCTGTCAGAAAAACTCGTCAAAAGCCCTTGGGCACTGATCCTCGGTGCCTTAATGTTGGTCATGACAATGCTCGGAACGCATTTCGCGACCAGTAGTGACCTTCAGACATTGGGCGAAGATGTAAGGGTAATCAAGGAGGATGTAGCCCCCCTGAAGCACAGGGTAACCAATCTTGAAGAGGACGTCATCAAGATCGATGACAAAGTCAACAAGGAGCTTAGTACCGTTGACAAGAGGATGAAGGCTGCTTCGGAAGAACGAAGCGACCTCAATGACTCTTACCATGATATTGAAGTAAGAATGGAGCGAATGAACGGCAACCAAGAAGTGGCCAACGAGAAGTTGGAGCACATCAAGATGCTGTTTCAAACGTACGCAAAGGAGTCGAAATGATTAGAGATGCGATACTGAAGTATAAGTGGCATCTGATCACATTCGCTCTCTTTGCAGCCATTGCCACAGTCCTGATCTACAAGGTGGTTTCGGGGTCTGACACAGACGCTGAACGCAAGGTAGCTGAGTGGGCAATGGAGAAACGCCTCGACATGGCCAAGGAGGCCATCGCTCGGAATAAGACCAAGAAGGCGTCCAAGCAGCGAGAGCTAGAAGGCGTGGAGAAGAAGATTCAGACCATTGAAGAGAAGAAAGCTGCGGTCGACAAGAGTGTTGACAACGGCTCTCTCAAGGAGTTGGACGATGCGTGGGAAGCACTTGGTTTCTAGCATCGCCATCGCCCTGTGCGTCCTCGCCTCCGTTCAGGGGGCGGCACAGGAGTGTAAGTTCATCCCAGAAGATGAAGGTGGAAAGAACCATATCATCATTGATGACGAGGTCTACTTCTACACCACGTTGGAGAAGTCCAAGGAACTACAGAAGAGATACAGGAAGTACCCACTGGTCGTTGAGGAAAACGAAGCGCTTGAGAAGAAGGCGCTCATCCTGAACGGCATCGTTGACATACAGGCCGATACCATAGTCCGACAAGGAGATGAGATCGAGTTTGCACACGAGATGTTCAAGCGTAAGCCTGAGCCCGTCGAAGAGTGGTATGAGAATCCTGACGTGACCTTTGTCATGGGCGCAGGCTTTACGGCAGCGTCGTTCTTTTTCTGGAAGTGGGCAGAAGGAAGGAGTCAAGATTAACCGGGGTTAAGGAGGATTCGTGGCAACCTATACCACGCTGAGCGAAGTAAGACGCATCTTGAAGGCCAGTGACAACGAGGTGATTCGGTTTTCCGACTCAATCGTGAACGTCAACCTGAAAGCTGCTAGTAGCACTCCAGGGCAACCCGGCAATCCCGACTTCGGGTTCGACTTTGAGGCTATCCAGTTCGACCCATCGTTTGACAAGAAATTCAGACTGGTCATCAAGTTTACCAGTCCTACCGAGTTCAATGCATACAAGATTGTCGACAACATTAATCAGGAATTCCTGCTTACGCAGGGCGCGAGTATCGCATCTGATTACGTGACGCCAGACGGTCTTATCACCTTGCCCTCAACCTGCTGGTTCGGGACCATCGAAGCAGGAGATGAAGTCAAGGTTCAGTTCGACCCTCATATCTCAGATGAAGCAGCTGAGAAGTACATTGAAGACGCCGAGGTACAGGTTGACACGATGTTGTCAGCCTCGACCGTTGACGACTATGAGGATGGAGAGGTCAGACACTTTGACCCAACGGCTACGGACCCGGCCAGACCGGTGCCACCTGCTATCGCGGTGGCGACGACCTACCTAGCAGCGTACTACCTATACACAGATACGTTCGCTTCTATCTACAAAGAAGAAACGAGCACCGATAAGAGATCGTATGCGGCTCGTTGGAAACAGCGCGCTGAAAAGTACGTCAAGGCATACATCGAGACCGAAGGATATGCGCCACCAGAGGCTGCGGCGTTTCCCAAATTCATTGATCAGATGGGTGTCGAAGGTGAGGGTCCGGGCCTAGCTCCGATGGCTGAAAATGCCGACACTGAGCGTGATGCGCAGACTGAAGATATCTTCGGCAAACTCAACCCTGGTACTCAATAATGTCAGTCAAAGAAGACAACGGAATGTTCAATCTGCGGTTCTCCAATGATGGGGGGCGGCAGGCCATTAAGGACAAGATTGACCAGAAGTTCGATGCTGCCAAGAAGGAGGTCATCGGGAAGGCTAAGAAGGCCTTCGGTAGTAACTTCGTCAACGAGGATATGTTCGAGACAGGTATTGCCTTTAAGAACCGCCGCGACATGTTCGAAGGGGCATCCGGTGGATCGCATGGGAACGATCTCTACCGACAGCAACTCGCCAGCGTCTACAAAGACATCTGGAAGGAGCGGTTCGAGAAGCTTCAAAGCAAACATGATAACAAGTTCGGGAAGCACACCCCTCACACTCGATACAAGAGCAAGAATAAGGGCAATCCTGCCTACCATGCTGACAAAAAGATCAAGTATACCGACCACACGCGTTGGACTGGCTTGATGTACGACAGCATCATGGAGGCGTTTGACGACGGAGGTAATAAGTATTTCTCCACCACCAACCTGCTTCTGTCCGGTGGCTTCCGAATGAACAAGGGTGAGTTCCCGAGGCTGTATTTCCAAGGTGGAGACGGTCGACCTTCGTTCACCGAGTGGTTCCGACAACAGGGAATCCTCAAGGGTGACATCTTTCAGGTCGACAACAACCGCTGGAGTCAGATTGCTGAGATGATGGAAAACTTCGTCAGGAAGGGTTTTGTAGCCCCACTGGTAGACGCATTGAACGAATTGGAACTCAAGGTGTAAGTCTATGGCTAAATCGAGAAGAGCACTACAGGTCAGCGAGGATGGGCTGATCAACGATATCGAAAGAGAGATCATCCGCATGTGTGAGATAGGGTTCGAAGAAGACCCCTACCTCAAGTTCATGGACCAACCCAACGTATTTGATGACGTTAATCCAAACGAGATTGTGCTGGCTGACTTGCCCGCACTGTACGCTTGGAACAGCGGGTTTGGTGTAAGTCGTGACTCCATCGGTGGAATGGGCGGCGGGCGCAAAGCCCACAAAGTATCACGCAAGTTCGAGTTTTACTGCCAGATTCAGTACATCATCCCCGAGGTCGAGACGAAGGCGGCGTCTAAGAAGCTTCGGAAAATCGCATGGTGGTTGTTTGAGCTTGTCGATGGGAACCTCGATCTCGACGGATTTGTAATCGGTTCCCCTTCGTTAGAAGAGTGTGAACTCTTTCCCAAGTGGCGGCTTGTGGGCGACGAGGTGAGGTCAGTTTCAAACGTCAATATCAAAATCGTTTATCCGTTCGTTGACATGAGCACAATCTCTAGGAAGTAAGAACTATCAGGAGGAACAAATGAGTAAGAATACAGTGCAGGCAACTGGCGCGAGGGCGTCTGTTGCTATCGGCGAAGAGAGCATCTGGGGTGAGGCCGTAAACCCCACCCACGCTCTCGCGTTCACTTCGGAAGGTCTGTCAGCGTCGGAAGAGACGCTTGAGAGTGAAGCCATCCGAGGCGACCGTGGTCGTCATAACATCATCCCCGGTGTCCTCGATATCTCGGGTGACATCTCCTTTGAGCAAGCAGCTTCCGGTTTCGGAATGCTGATTCGACACACCCTTGGTGACTACATCAAGGCTCCTAATTGCGACGGTGGAGTCCACGGTCGTATGGAAGATGACGTCTTGACTGCGGTCGGTGAGGACACGGATCGAGGCGTTCTTCCGCTGGCCAAGGAACACTCCGGTGGATTCCTGGCTGCAACCGGCACCTTCGCAGTGGTTGACCGAGCGGGTGCTAACAACTCGCTCCGATTCGACAAGGACGCGACTGGTTACGAGTACGATACCTATACCCGTAGTGAGCGAAGCCACGTTCACAGCGTGACCCCTACTGACTCCGATCACCCGGAAGAGGCGACGACCGGTGGTGCCTCTATCACCATCTATCCGATTGCTCGACCAGACGGCAGTGGCTATGATGTACCTGAATTCAACGACAACGGTGGCCTGCTTGAGATCGGTCCATCTCGTCGGAAGGTCAAGTACACCGGGCAAATGGCAGTACAGGTGACGATTGACGGTGGCAACGTCGATACCGTCAAGCTATTCCTTGACACCAATGATGTCCCCGCTGACAACACGGGTACCAACCCCGTTGAAGCCGGTGACTTCGTCTTCGGTTTCGCAGGCTTTGCATGGGCCGACGTGTCCACTGTGAATGCCAACCTCGTGGCCGCGAAGGGCTCCTTCGTGTATGAGTACGAGGAAACCGAGTACAACGGTGTCTTCACTCACCACATCGAGCGTGGCCGCTACCTGCCTGAAGGTCTGACCGTCGAGGTCGACCGTGACGCAGCGGTCTTCATGTACACGGGTTGCAAGGGTTCGAGCTTCACTTGGAGCTTCGAGACCAACAGCATCGTTACCGCGACTTCCTCACTGCTCGGTCAGAAGGAACACGCGATGGCGACGCTCGTGGAGGATGTCCTCCCGGCTACGTCACCTATCGGTGACCCGGATGACGTGGATGCTACCGGTTACATCCTGATTGAGAACGCTGAGGCGTTCCCGAATCCGGCTGACGTAGGCCGCACCGAGATGGACGCCGCCGAGATCACCATTGGTGAGCGTACCGGTATCTACTACAACGAGAAGGTGTTGGCTGGCGCTGGTGACGGCAAGGGTTACACCGACGAGGACGAAGTTTACAAGCTGGTCCTCTCCAACGCTGATGGAACCATCGACTCTGGTGCGAACGCTCAAGTTGAGATGTTCCATCCCGCTGGATCGAACGTTGACAACCGTACGCCACGCGTCGTGGCCGACCCGGTTACCGGCAAGGACGCCCCTCTCACTTCCTTCGAGTCGATGGTCTACATCGACGGTTATTACGAAGAGGTTCTGAGCGGAGAGGTCTCGCTGGAGAACAACCTGAACGCCGACAAGTACGGCCTCGGTTCCAAGAACCGACTAGCTGTCATCGCCGAGCAGGCTGAAGTGAGCGCTACGCTCACGATGGAGTTCGATGACGGGAAGCACTACAACCGCTTCAAAAACGGAAGCTTCTTCTATCTCGAATTCAAATGCATCTCCGAGACCCAAGGCGCTGAGATTGGTGCCACTGGCATCCTCCCTCAGCAGTACGTCATCTTGCCTCGTTGCAAGTTTGACGGTGAGACGCCGGTCGTCAGCGACCGTAGCTTCATCCAGAGCGACATGCCTATCACGGCCATCGTGGACGATGAGTACGAGACCACGGACCTGATCTGCATCCTCGTGAACGGACAAACTGAGGACGTCGAGCAGTAATCTGAGTCTTTGACCCGGATTAACCCCGCAGGGTAACCCCT